AACATTGGCCGAAGACCGCCAGCGTGGTCATCGACGCGCAGTCGCCCGCCATGAGCCTGCTGCCGGAACTGAAGAAAGCACATGTGAAGGTCACGGTCACGAACATGCAGGAGATGGGCCGAGCATGCGGCCGGTTCCTCGACATGCTCAAAGCCGGAACGCTCAAGCACCCGCGGGACGAATACCAGCCGCAGCTGGCCGCGGCCGTCAAGGGTGCGACCACGCGCCCATTGGGACAGTCCGGCGCGATCGCTTGGAACAAACTCGGCAGTGATGTCGACATCACGCCGCTCGTGTCCACCACGCTCGCCCTGTACGGGGCGTTCACGACGCTCCGACATCCCGGAAGACGACAGATCATCGGAGGAATCTAAATGAGCGACATCCAGACAACGGCAGCACCGGACGGGTGGAAACCTACGGGAGGAGCCGGAACGGTGCCGAAACTCGTCGTGCCGACGCACATCGACGGACTCTCCGGTGAGGAGAACGCGTTGCTGCGTGAACTCGCCGAGGTATGGACGCGCCATGCGAGCCGCAACCGAACACTCACCGCCTACTACGAAGCCAAGGAGCCACTGGTTGATTTTGGACTGACTGTGCCGAAGTCCATCAAGGATCATTACACGCCGCTTGGGTGGGCGCGCAAGGCTGTGGATATGCTCGCTGAGCTTTGCGTGTTCGAGGGATTCGTCTCGCCGGGCGTGGACGACCCATTCGAACTGCAGGACTTCATGAGCCGCATCGGATTCACTAGCGTTCTGCAGCAGGCCATCCAGACTGCGCTCATTCACGGCTGTTCGTTCCTCAGCGTCGTCCAGGACTTCGAAGGAAGACCGCTCATCCGCACGCATACCGCGGAAAGCTCGGCCGCCGTCTGGGATTACCCTAACCGGCGGGTCAGGGCGTGCATGGCCATCACCGACGTCGACGACAACAACGAGGCCACCGGACTCGTGCTCTACATGCCCGACCGCAACATCAGCGTGCAGCGCCGTCTCGGCTACTGGTGGCGCGTGGACGATGAGCAACCCACCATCGACAACGAGTGCAGCGTGTTCCGCCTCGCCTACAAGGCTACCGAGGTCAAACCGTTCGGACGCTCCCGCATCAGCCGGGACGCTATGGCCATCATCGACGGCGCGAACCGCACCATCGTGCGCGCCGAAGCGAATGCCGAATTCTACGCGTTCCCAAAAATCCTGCTGACAGGCACTTCCGAAGAACTCGCCTCGTTGGGCACGGACGACGCGTTAAAGCTTTATATGGGTCGCTACAACATGATCAGCAAGGACATCGACGGGCAGTCCCCGACCGTGACGCAACTGGCCGCGTCCAGCATGGACCCGCATCTGACGATGCTGAAAAGCTGGGCCGCCATGTTCGCCAGCGCGATGAACATTCCCGCCAGCTCGCTCGGCATCGTGTCCGACGCGAACCCGACGTCCGCCGACGCGACCGAGGCACAACGTGAGGACCTGATCATCGAGGCGCGCCATTGCGACCGGGATTTCGGTGAATCGATCCTGCAGGCAGCCCGTCTTGTGGCACGGATACAGGATCCATCCGTGCCCGACGAGGAGCTGATGAAACTGCAGGTCGACTGGAAGAACCCGAACACGCCGTCGAGCTCCATGAGCGCCGACGCATTCAGCAAGCTCGCTGGAAGCATCGACTCGTTCGCCAACAGCGAGGTCGGCATGACACGCGCCGGATTGAGCCGAAGCGAGATCGTCCGGCTGAAGGCCGACCAGCGCAAGGCCCAGGCCGGTCAGGTACTCGATCAGATTCGAGGCATGCGCCAACAGACGGAGCAGCAGACCGATACGGCGGCGAGGGAAGGCGGTATGAATGAGCCCGAACAGTCTGAACCTGCCGCCGGAACGACGCAGAAGGCTTGAACTCGACCTCAATGATTTGTACGAGGATTACACGGACACCATGAGCCGCCTGCAGAAGGAGGCCGGCAACAGTGTCTCGGGCCTCGTCTGGGACGGTGAAAGCCAGGAACTCATCAAAGCGGAGATCAACCGGTACGCCGACGCCGCCAACAAACTCGCATCCGACTACTACAGCCATGTGCGCGACCTATGGGCGCAATACTGCGGAATCAACATGCCGGAATACGAGCCGCCGACCATCACCGCCGACCGTGCGGTCTGGCAGATGGAAGGCGGTTTCAACAACACCGACTTCATGGGATTGCATTACAAGGACGTCATTCCAGATGAAAACGGAGCCGTTCACAACAACGCCGGAAGAACCATCGACGACCTGTGGACCACGTTCGCTGACGAGGAGCAGGCGCTGGAATACGTGCAGAATCTGATTCAGACCGTCGGGCGGCTGACCATGCAGAGGGCTGTGGCCAACGATCCCACCAAGCCTCGCTGGGCTCGCGTCCCACGAGGGACTAAGACATGCGCGTTCTGCCTTATGCTCGCCTCGCGTGGATTCTCCTACCTGAGCGAGGACACCGCCGGACGGCAGATGCAATACCATACGGACTGCGACTGCGACATCGTGCCAAGCTGGGGCAGCAGCAAACTCAAAGGATACGATCCGGACAAGTATCGTGAAATGTACCAGGCAGCCAAGGCTGCGGCCGGCGATGACGGCGACTGGCGTGACACGCTAGCCCAATTGAGACGCATCTATCACGATGAGGTCAATGATGGTGTGACTGCCCAACCGACGATTCGATGGAGCGGCAAATCGATTCCAATCAGCGCTTCCGAACTATCGAGATTGTCGGATTATAGCGTCAGGATGCCTGGAGATAGATTCTCCAACGACGAGAAGATTGCGGCTTTGATGGATTGGACCGGAGACAGCTACAAAAGTATCAACGGCTACCTGTTCGGCGGACGAAACCCGTCGAAAGACGTCATCCATCAGGTCGAATGCATCGACGAAGCGATATCCGACCATATCACCCGAGAACGTTTCACGGTCGACAGGCAGATGCGGTTGTCGACGTTCCACGTCAACGACATGGAGTCGCTTTTCGATTTGAATACCGGTCGCACCTTCGAACACATCGGCTACATGGCCACCAGCATCAAGGAGGGAGGCATTGACGTTGATGTGGAAGACCGCATCGCCACAAGAATCCTGGTACCGCCGGGAAGCGCCGGCGTGTATGTGGAGCCGATCACTCAGCATCCGGGAGAATACGAAATTCTTCTGCCGAGAGGAAGGACTCTTCGTTTCGAAGGGCTTGGAGCATCCGACGGCAGACCGATCGTTTATCTGAGACTGCTATGATTGAGCCTATGGATCGTTCCGACCGTTTCACGTTTATGCCCGGTGATTTGAAGGAAGTCACCGATGAGCGCCATCTTGCGGAAATCAAACGCAAGTATGGCGATATCTCCATGCCACAGGACGAATATGAATGGGTCAGGAACGAAGGAAAGAAGCGCTGGTCCGTCGGCGACTATGTGTCGACCGACGAGCTGCGGTCCGAATACGCGCGAAGAAAAGCGCTAGGAAATCTCTGAATCCCAGAAAGCCATCACGTCGAAACGTGATGGCTTTTCTTTTACCTTTCACACCCCAGCGATGGGGCGGGGCGCAGCCATGCGCGAAACCAACAAGAATGGCCGCCCACTCGCCGGCGTCAGGCGTGGAAAACCAAACAAAAGGAGCTACCAATCATGGCAGAAGACAATCAGACCGACGCTGACGGCCAGCAGGAGCCGGGACAGCACGCTCCGACCACGAAGGACATGAACGACGCGAAGCCGAGGACCTTCACGCAGGAGGAAGTCGACCGCATAATCAACGAGCGTCTCGGCAGGGAACGCGGCAGGAAAAGCGACTATGAGGAGCTCAAGGAGAAGGCCGGACAGACAGCCGACCTCGAATCGAAGCTCTCCAAGGCGCTCGAGGAGAACGAGAAGCTCAAAAGCGAAGCCAAACAGGCCGAACACGAGAAGGAGCTCTCCACGATACGCGCCAACGTCGCGGCCAAACACGGCATCACCGACCCGAGCGTCCTCGCGGGCGACGACGAGAAGCAGATCGGCGAATACGCCGAGAAACTCATGAAGGTGTTCGCCGACATGCGTTCCCGAGGAACGGTCGCGGACCAGAGCGCCCGCACCGGACAGGCCAAGGCTAAACATTCCAGCCGCGAGGACTTCGTCAACGCCATGAGCAACACGCTCCTGTGAGCCAACCAGCAAAACAACATTCATTTGAAAGGACAAATCATGACAGATCCGTCCATGACCCGAAAAAGCAACGGTCTAGACCTCACCCCTGAAACCCAGGCGGAGATTTGGCAGACCGCAAAATACCAGAGCGCGTTCATGCAGCTCGTGCCGGAGATGAAGCTGCCCGGCAACGGCGCTCGCGTGCCGATCATCATCGGAGACCCGGAGGCCGCATGGGTCAATGAGGGTGCGGAGAAGCCGAAGAGCGGCGTCACCTTCGGCAAGAAGGACATGCTGCCGTACACCATCGCGGTCATCATGCCGTTCTCCAACCAGTTCCGCCGAGACTTCGGCGCTCTCTACGACCAAGTGGTCGCGAAGGGTCCGGGAGCCATCGCCCGCACGTTTGACAAGACCATCATGGGTCTCGTCGACGCTCCGGGAGCGGACTTCGACACCCTGAAGAGCGCGCAGACCGTCAGCATCGGCAAGGACGTGTGGAAGAACCTGAACAAAGCCGACGACCTCGTGTCCGAAGCGGATGGAACCGTGGACGGTTGGGCGTTGAGCACCCAGGGTCGCAGTGTGCTCCGTCAGGCGACCGACAACAACGGACGCCCCCTGTTCCTCAACGGCACCGCCGCCTCCGACGTGAGCACCGTGCTCGGCAACCGCACCTACATCAGCAAGGGCGTTCACGTGCCCGCCGTATCCGAGACACCGGGACCGGCCAAGGCAGAGATCCTCGGCGTGTGCGGCGAATTCTCCTCCGCCGCATGGGGTTCCGTCGAAGGAATGCAGACCAGCATCTCCGACCAGGCGTCCATCACCATCGACGGCAAGCAGGTCAACCTGTGGGAGCACAACATGTTCGCCGTCCGAATCGAAATCGAGGTCGGCTTCCGTATCCGCGACATCAACCGCTTCGTCCTGCTCACCGCCTGACGGAGTCCGACATGACTGTCGAACCAGACGTGTTCGCCACCTCCGTCGACCTCGAACAGAGGTGGCACAAACTCACCGACGAGGAACGTGAGAAGGCCGACACGCATCTCGCGGACGTGACCGACTACATCAAGGAACGCTCCCCGAACTGGCAACGTCTCCAAAAAGAACGGCCACGCCTGCTGACGAAGATCACCTGCGACATCGTCCGCAGAATCATGCAGGCCGACCCGTACGACATTCCCGGCGGCATCACGCAGATGAACCAGACCACCGGCAGCTTCAGCGAACAATACAGTTTCGGAGCGCCCACCGGCGATCTCTGGCTGCGTGACGACGAGAAACGCATCCTTGGCATCAACGCTCAGCGCGCGTTCAGCGTCGACATGGCAACGGGGGAGACGTCCTAGTGGAAACCATCGAAGTGTGGCGCGGCCAGCCCGGCACCGACACGGACGGCAACCCCATCCAGGGCAAACCCGTCCGCGTCGGCACGTTCCAGGCGATGGTCGCGCCAACCTCCACCACCGACCAGACCGAGGAGAACGCCAGCCCGCAGACCATCGAATACACGATCCACATCCGCGGTAGCCAACCGACCGGCATCCAAGCCACCGACCTGATCAAAGTCAGAGGCATCCTCCTGCCCGTCAAAGGAAAACCGCAAGTGTGGAACAACCTCCACGGACGCCACATCGGCGACGTCATCACCGTGGGCGAACGGGAAGGATAAGCATGGCCAAACGATGCAGATTCGTATTCAACCGCAAGGCGTTCAGCCAACAGGTCCTCAAAAACGAGACATTGCGCTCGCGCATGAGGGACGCGGCCGAAGCCGCCGTAGAGGATGACCGTTGCATGGTCCGCGACCATGACGGCAAGAACCGTAGCGGCGTGGCGATCATCTGCCCGGCACCGGTGGAGAAGGCGCACGGCACGCTAGAGGATACGCTCGGAAGGATGCGCGTATGAGCATCCCGGTCACTCCCCGGCGCACGGAACCCCTGCTCCTGCCCAAACTGAGGACACTGTTCCCGGACGTGACGTTCGACACCATCGAACGAAGCGACCTCGAACCTCCCTTCACCGAAGCCACGTTGGCCGACTCCATGCAAGGCATGAGCACCCCAATCTCGCAGGCCGTGCGGCTGCGGCTGAGCGTGCGCTGCATGAGAGAGGACCATACGGGCGACTGGGACAAGGCCGCACGCCTGTGGGCCGACATCGCGAGGGAGATCATCGGGCTTGGAACCGTCGCGCCGCTCATCGACGCGTCACTCGAATCCGGGCCGGTACGCATGACTGACGAGGACAAGAGGCTGGTGTGCGCGTACGGCGTGCTCCTGCTCGAGGTCACCGTCAGCTGAAACACAACAAAAGAAGACGTGCCGCCACACGCGAAGAACGGAAAGGTGCAGACGAATGTCTGACAACAACGAAAAAACCACCGTCGCCGCGCAGGGCGCGACCGACTACGGGTACGTGTCCAGCGGCAACACCGCAGGCAACGTGCGCCTGATCAAGAACTACGCGCTGTTCCTGTTCCCCAAGGGCGACAGCACGTTCGTGGCTCCGACCGGAGTGGCCTGGACCCCGCCGGCAAGCAAGAAGCCGATCGGCTACTCCACGGAGGACGGCGCCGTACTGCATCCGGAACCGGGCGACAGCACCGACTACAAGGCCCACAACGGCGACATCGTGCTGTCCGACACGGATCCGGGCTACTGGACCCTGCAGCTCGCCGCCATGGAGGGCCGCAAGGATGTGGTGTCGGCCTACTTCGACGTGGACGTCGATTCGGACGGCGGCATCAGCATCAAGGGCGCCGGATTGAAGAAGGAGTGGATCCTCGTGCTGGTCGCGCTCGACCAGCAGGACCGTCCGTTCCTCCTGTACGGCACCAACGCGAAGGTGAGCGACCGTGACGACGTGAGCCTGAAATCCAGCGAGATCATGAACTTCAGCATGACGTTCAAGATGCTCAAGGGCACCAACGGCGAACAGTTCCACGCATGGGGCCTCGTCACTGAAGACGCCAAGTGACCCATTGATTCTTCCCGTGCGGCCGATGGCGGTCGGCCGCACGGGACACCCATTCAACCGCCAACCATTAGAACGGAGCCAACATGAGCGACAAAGAATACCATGTCGTGGACGTAGATCTGACCGAAGCGGAAGAGCTCAAACCCGACGTGCACCTCGAGGTCGCCGGCGTCAAACTCGACCTGCCGAACCTCAACAACGCGGAACTGCCCATCGAACTCGTCCAGGCCATCCTCCTGGTCAAAAGCAAGCCCGCATTGTCCGACGAGGAAACCACGGCCTGCGTGAGCACGTTCCTCGCCTACTTCCAGACGATGCAGCCGAACTTCTGGAACGTGCTGCGCAAGACCAAACGTCCGATGGCCTACCTCACCGCGACCATCAAGGCGTGGGCCGAGGAATCCGGACTGGACCCAAAAGCGTTTACCTCGCCCACATCTGGAACAACAATCGCGCGGCACTAGCCTACGACTGGATCCGAGCGTACGGGCAGATCTACAGGCCCGTACGCTTCCGGGAATGGGTTGAAGGCCAACGTCCACGAGTCGATTGGGGACTCGCCTGGGCGTTGACCCGCGAAATCCTCAAAGACCATACGAGCCACTCGTGGATGGCGTTGCAGAACGCCGTCTACGCGCCCGACGGAGCCGAACAGGCGGTCTGGACGCTGTCCGGACAACGCAAACGCCCATGGTTCGACCACGAGCACGACCCGCTCCGCCCGCCAACCCCGACGCACAACCTCACCCGCCGTCAACGCGAGGACAGGGAACGGCTCAAAGCCTACTTCCACATCAACGACGACCTCTGACTCCGACCGCCATCGGAATCCCAACCTACGAATAAGGAAACACGATGGCAGCACAGGACATAGGCGTCGCATACGTCCACGTCGAACCATCCGGCAAAGGATTCGGCAAAAGCATCGAAGGCGACATCGGCGACGCCGTCAACAAAGCCTCCAAGAAAAGCTCCAGCACCCTCATCTCGAAGATCGGCGGAGCATTCGGCAAAATCGGCAAGGTCGGCACAGGCGCGATCGCCACCCTCGCCGGCGGCATCACCGCATTGGCCGCCAAAGGCGGCTTCACCCGCGCCCTCAACATCGAGAACGCGCAAGCCAAACTCAAAGGCCTCGGCCACGACAGCGCGAGCGTCACCGAAATCATGAACGACGCGCTCGCATCCGTCAAGGGCACCGCGTTCGGATTGGGTGACGCCGCGACCGTCGCGGCCAGCCTGTCCGCCTCCGGCATCAAGGAAGGCGGCGAGCTCACCAAGATCCTCAAGACCGTGGCCGACACCGCGCAGATCAGCGGCAGAAGCCTCACTGACATCGGCATGATCTTCGGTTCCGTCGCCGCCCGAGGCAAACTCCAGGGCGACGACATGCTCCAGCTCATGTCGAGCGGCATCCCAGTCCTCCAAATGCTCGGCAAGCATCTGAACAAGACCAGCGCCGAAGTGTCCGACATGGTCTCGGACGGCAAAATCGACTTCCAAACCTTCGCCGACGCCATGCAGGAAGGCCTAGGCGGCGCCGCACTATCCGCAGGCACCACATTCACCGGCGCCCTGGCCAACGTGAAAGCCGCGTTGAGCCGACTCGGAGAAACAGCCGCCACACCAGTCCTCGACGGCTTACGCGGCCTGTTCAACCAAGCCATCCCACTCATCGATACATTCACCGCAGCCGTCACACCAACCCTGCAAAAAGTCGGAGCGGCACTCCAACAAGGTCTCGAGAACGCGATACCCGCCACACAGGCGAAACTCAAAAACCTTGGCGACACGATCTCCAACATCCCCGGCTTCCAGATGCTCGCCTCGGCGACGGCCAGCCTCAAAAGCCAACTCACTGGCCTCTGGAACGCAATCACATCACTCATAGGCGGACTCAACAATGGCGGCGAAGCCGCCACAATGTTCTCCACAACCGCCGGCGCGCTCGCGGGAGTGGTCGCTTCGGTCGCGCAGGCGTTGTCGAACGCGGCGGGATGGGCGAAGACGTTCGTCAACACGTTCATCGAGACGGGCGCGTTGCAGCCGTTCCTTGAAAGCCTGACCGGCGTCATCTCCGGATTGGGCTCGCTGGTTTCCGTATTGGCGGCCGCGGTCTCGCAGGCCTTCGGCTTCAACGACAGCGCGCGCACCGCCAGTTCCGCGGCGCAGAGCTTCGCCGGACTGTTGAACACTTTGACCGGCGTGCTCATGACGGTGGGAGGCTGGCTGCAGTCGGTCGGACAGTGGGCGCAGCAGAACGGCGCACTGGTATCCGGCGCGTTGAAAGCCATCACCATTGCATTGCTCGCGGTCAAAGGCTGGGATATCGTCTCGGCCGGGCTGAAGACAGTTTCCGGTGGACTGAAGGCCATTTCCGCGACTGCCTCCGGTGTGGAGAAGACCGCTACGGCCACGTTCGATTTGATTGGCAAGATCTCCGACGCGGGAAGCGCGGCTGGAGCACTGAAGCAACTCGCCGGCTCGTTCAATATTGTCAAGGCAGCTCAATCGGCGTGGAGCGCGGTGACCAAGGCTGCTACCGCCGTGCAGCTGGCATTCAGCGCTGCCTTGGATGCGAATCCGATCGGCATGCTTGTCGTGGCCATCGGCGCGGTCGTGGTCGCACTGACATGGTTCTTCACCCAAACCGAAACGGGCAAACGACTCTGGAACAGCTTCGCCACATGGTTCACGGGAATCTGGAACCAGATCAGCACCGCATGCCAACCAATCCTGCAAACCATCGCCACATTCATCACCCAGACCATGAGCCAAATCCAACAAATCTGGCAAACCGGATGGACACTCATCACCACCGTCCTCCAAAACGTCTGGAACACGATCGGCCCCATCATCATGACCGCACTCACCGCGATCATCACCGGCATCCAAACATTCATCACCACCATCACACCACTCCTGCAAGCCGGAATACAGAACATCCAAACCATCTTCCAAACCGCCGTCACAATCATCAGCACGGTCTGGAACGGACTATGGAACACCATATCCACCGTCGTACAAGGCACATGGACCATCATCACCACAATCATCAGCACCGCACTCGCCGTCATCCAAGGCATCATCCAACTGGCGCTCGCGGTCGTCAACGGGAACTGGAGCGCCGCGTGGTCGGCCATCCAGGGCATCGTGTCGGCAGTGTGGGGCGGCATCCAAGGCGTCGTCTCCGCCGGCATCGGCATGGTCAGCGGAGTGGTATCCGCCGCATGCTCGACAATCCGGAGCGTGTGGGCCGCGTTGTGGAATGGCGTCGGAAGCATTGTGTCGAGCGTCTGGGGCGGCATCGTCGGCACCGTAAGCAACATGGTTGGCCGTGTCGGGAGCGTCGTGAGCGGGATCGGCGGAACCGTCCGGAGCGCGGTGTCCGGCGCGGGAAGCTGGCTCGTCAGCGCGGGACGCAACATCATCCAGGGATTGATCAACGGCATCACAGGAATGGTCGGCTCGTTGTATTCCAGCATCACCAACGCGTTGTCGGGCTTGGTGGACAAGGCCAAGAACGCTTTGGGCATCCATTCCCCGTCGCGTGTGTTCCGCGACGAGGTCGGCGTGATGGTCGGACGTGGCATGGCATTGGGCATCGACGATTCCGCGCATGTGGTCAGCCGTTCCATGGATTCGCTCGTCTCCACGATGAGCCTCTCCGACGCGGACTGGTCGAAGACCGGCAGGCTGAACGTCACGGCCGGCACCGGCGCCAATGCCGGCGACGGCGATCTGCGGGAACTCATCACGGCCGTCGAATCGCTGCACGACGACCTCGGATCGATCATCGCCAGGTACACGCCGACGATAGGGGACCGCGACTTCGCAAGGAAGGTGAGAAGTGCAATCGCTTGAATACGTGTGCGCGGCCACAGGTGAGCGCATCGGCTTCGAGGGGCCGCTGTACGGCGAGACGCTCACGGGACTGCGCGCCCGCGTCTGGGACTACAGCCTCGCCTCACGTGGCATGACGGGCATCACCCGCAAGGCACGCGAGGCGACAGTCACCGTGAAGATCCACGATTCTCCAGCCACGCTCGACCTACTGCGCCGCCTCGCGGACGCCGACATGGCATCCGGGAACCCGGGCACGCTCGTGGCCGACGGCGAATGGGAAGCCAAAGCGTGGATCACGAAAAGCGAACCGCAATCCATCACGCCCACGATGGTCGAGACGCAGTTGACCATCGTGCTGGCCGATGGCGTGTGGCGCCGTCCGACCATGACGCATTTCACGCCGCGATACGATTCCGGAACCGCCGACCTTGACTATCCATATGATTATCCGCATGATTTCGCCGGCATGGCATTGGGTGCCGAGATCGTCAACGACACGTCCATCCCGCAGCCGGTCAAGCTCACGATATTCGGACCATGCGCGCAACCGTACGTCATCATCGGAACCAACCGGTACGAGGTCGACGTGACCGTGCCATCCGGCTCGCGTCTGGAAATCGACGGCACCGGCGATGTCAGGACCGTCACCATGGTCAGCGGCACAGGTCTCGCCACAAACTGCTTCGCGCAGGCCGTGCGAGGGTCGGGCAAGGATTCCGGCCGGTACGTGTTCCAACCGCTCGCGCCCGGAACACAGCCGATCAGCTGGCCGGGAGGATTCCAATTCGACTTGACGGTCTGCGAGGAAAGGAGCGAACCGCCATGGACCTGATCGTCACCGACGCCACAGGCAAACCCGTGGCGAGCCACGCCTCATACACGCTCGACCTCGCGTTCGGTAGCGGGGAGAACGACTTCGACCTGCAGGTCGAAGACGCCGCGCTCAAGGCGGGGAGCCGCATCATGATCGACGGCACCGAGTACGGCGGCATCATCGACGACACGGATGTCGACGTGGACGGAGGCCTGTCCACCGTCACATGGCATGGCCGCGACTGGCATGGAGTACTCGCCTCGAAGATCATCGAACCGTACGGGAACAACGATTACCTCACCCTGTCCGGCACGATTCCCGTCATCATGCGCACGCTCGTCAGCCGTGCGGGATTGCAAGGCCTGTTCACCGTCACCGACGAAAGCGCCGACCACAAGACCACCTGCCAGTTCGACCGGTACGTGGACCTGTACAGCGGTCTGGTCAAGATGCTCAGGGCAAGCGGACTCAAACTCCGGTTGCGTAATGACGGCGACAAGGTATCCATGAGCGCCATGCCCGTCCGCACGATCGGCGACAGCATCGACTCGGACCTCATCGACTTCACCGCCAAACAGGCGGCGCACCCGATCAACCATCTCATCTGCCTGGGCAAGGGCGAACTCAAGGACCGTACCGTCATCCACTGGTACGCCGACGCGAACGGCACGTTCAGCCACACGCAGACCCTCAAAGGCCTTGACGAACGCACCGCCACATACGAGTTGTCCAACGCCGAAGCCGACGAGCTCGAGGACAAGGGCAGGCAGAAATTCCAGGAGCTTCGGAACACCAGCACCATCGACGTGGACATTCCCGACGGCATCGACGCGGACGTTGGCGACCTGGTCACGGGTCGTGACAACAACACGGGCCTCGTCGTCACTGCCGAGATCTCCAAGAAGATCGTCAAGGTTTCGGGAGGCGTGCTCACCGTCACCTACGAATCCGGAGGCGCCAGCGCCGGCGGCAACAGCGGAGAATCCTCCATCGGGGATGGTGGCCACGCCTACTACGCTGGAGCCGGCCTCAAACTCGACGCCTGGACGTTCAGCGCCGACGTGACCAGAAACGACATCGACTCGCTCAACAACGCATTGTCGGGTAAACAGCCGAAAGGCGACTACATCACCGGCCTGAAAATCGGTTCGGTGGACACGCTCGCCCCCGGTGCACAGGCAAGCGCGTCGCTTACGGGCGCCGGCAGCGACAAAACCTTGAATTTGGGGCTTCCGAAAGGCGACCAGGGTCCGCAAGGGGAGAAGGGCGACAAGGGCGACGCAGGACCACAGGGGGCCACCGGAGCGACCGGACCCACCGGTCCTCGGGGAGAGAAAGGAGCGACCGGGGAGCGAGGGCCGCAAGGCGTCGCCGGTCCCGAAGGCCCGCAGGGACTGCAGGGGATACGCGGCGAGAAAGGCGATAAGGGTGATGCCGGCGCGATCGGCGCGGCGGGACCGCAAGGCCCGACGGGTTCCACAGGTCCGCAGGGTCCCACGGGTCCACAGGGAGCGACCGGCCCCCAGGGCAGACAAGGCATCCAAGGTTCCCAAGGCATCCAGGGCCAGCAAGGGGAGAAGGGTGACAAGGGCGACAGCGGCGTATCCGCCCCCTCGAACGGCTTCTTCACGCTCAGCATGGAAGGCGACGGCGACCTGTACGTGAACTATCCGGACAACACGAACCCACCCTCGTTCGTCTGGGACTCCGAGAGCGGGAACCTGTACGTGGACATCCCGGAAAGGTGACACATGGCGCGACTATTGATCGGCAACATCAAAGGCCCCAAAGGCGACAAGGGCGATACCGGGGCCACCGGCCCGCAAGGCAAGCAAGGAGCGCAGGGCGTTCAGGGAGCTAAAGGCGACGTCGGCCTTCCGGCGCTCGTGATGAAGAAATCCCTCGTCGGCGAATATCCGGTGGGATCCACTTTCACGGGGAACGTGAGCGAATGGTTGAACCGAACACCACTCGCCAACGAATATTCGACCGCATTGTCAGGTGGCGGAAAATACAGCATCGTCTGGCAGTGCGTTTCACAGTCCGGCAGCCTATTCACGGGAAAGACGATTTCCCGTCAATCCATCATCGGTGCGCAAGGCCCCAAAGGAGCCACTGGAGCCGCCGGGCCTACTGGTCCGCAAGGCCCTGAAGGTCTGAAGGGTGACAAGGGAGACAAAGGGGATATCGGGCCGGCCGGGCCAGCAGGTCCCACCGGGCCTACTGGTCCTACCGGTCCCATTGGCCCTACCGGTCCCATTGGAGCTACCGGGGCCACCGGCCCGCAAGGCAAGCAAGGAGCGCAGGGCGTTCAGGGACTGCAGGGTCCACAGGGGCCGTCCGGTCCGCAGGGCGCCAGCGGCGTGACGGCACCCGCATCAGGATTCTTCACGCTCCAGGTCGATCCGAACGGAGACCTGTACGCCGTATACGCGGACACGGCCACCGCGTCAGAAGCTCCCGTCTCCTACGATCCGACGACGGGCGACCTGTACTACACGATCAACGACGGAAAATAAGGAGCACGCATGACGAAGATTCTGCTCGGCAACGTCAAAGGCCCCAAGGGCGACACCGGACCGCAAGGCAAGCAGGGAGTGCAAGGACCGCAAGGCCCGACCGGGGCCACCGGAGCGACCGGCGCCACCGGGGCGAAGGGTCCAACGGGAGCCACTGGGCCACGAGGACTGAGCCTGCGGAAATTCAATGGCGACATCAACGGTTCGGGTGCGGGCGGAGAAGTGAGAAAAATTGCCCTATCTGGTATTCAGCCAAATGGAAACCTGCAGGTCGGAGACACCATTTTTGACCAATATCCAGCCGCAGATGGTCTTGAACTTGGGTTCTGGCAGGTCACCGCCATCAACGGTAGCGATGTGACTGTCAAAGGCGTCGGTAGCTACGTCGTGCCCAAAGGGCCGAAGGGTGACAAGGGAGACAACGGCATGAGCGTGAGCCAGGCATTCATCGCCGCCCACCCCGTGGGCTCCCTTTACTGGACCACTTCCACGGCCAATCCGGGAACAACCTACGGAGGCACTTGGAAGGAATGCGGCACGACGCTTCCGGGACACATCTACCAGCGCACAGCCTGAAAGAGAAAGGAACATCAATGGCACGAACCACGAACATCACCAGATACACCTGCGACCGATGCCACGCCTCCGCATACCTCGCCGACGGTGACCCACGCACCTCCAGCGACTGGCACGACATCACCCACACCACCGTCGACGGAGTCGCACAGGGCGCGCTCGTCTGTACCGCATGCTGGCAGACGTTCAAAGCGCTGGCAGCCACGCAGGACGCCGCCTACGCCGCATACCTCAACAACACAACAGATAGGAAGGAATGACCATGACCATGAATCTCATCACCGGCAAGGCCGGCGCTCCGCACATCACATCCAGCGACCAAGGAGCCATGCAGGCCGGACTGGTCGGAAACGGCAACTACCTGCTGCAAGGCGGCGACGGCAAATTCCCCGCCGTGACCATGCAGTCAGCAAACAAGGCGCTCGTCCCGGTCCTCAACCTTGTGATCGAAGGACGATACGCACGCGTCACCGCGGCGGAAACCGTCACCATCGAAAGCGGAGTCACAGGACGGAACCGCAGCGACCTGATCTGCGTGAAATACACGCGAGACTCGAATAACATCGAAACGATCGCGCTCGCGGTGCTGAAGGGCACCGCCACCAGTGGCACGGCGGCTGACCCCACGGTACCGTCGGGTAGTATCCTGAACAATTCCGGCACCGTATGGATTCCGATCGCCCGTATCCCGATCAGTGGCATCACCGCCGGAACTCCTGTCATGCTTGTCAAGCAGTTGCCTCCGATGAGCCAGCTGTGGGATTCCGTAACCCTGTACAACTCGAAGGGCTTCACGATCATCCGCACTGGAATGATGATGCTCATCAAATACGCCGGTTCCTTCGCGGGTGACAGTTGGAGCAGCGTGCAATGCGATTACACGCTGCCGGTCGAATTACGTCCGCCGATCGAGGTCAACGCGATGGTATGCGTGTCGAACGGGCAGGTGTCGAGAATGCTCGTCGTCAATCCGAACGGAACCATTCGATGCGCGAACATGGGAGCCACGGGCAGCAATCAGAGTTGCGTCGGCTCGCTCTGCTATCCGATCCCATGAGGATAGCTTTCCGTAACCCAGACTTTGATTAAATCACAGTATGGCACCGTGACCGGCGTGAAGTCTGGCAAGATCGCGCAGATTAGCATCAACTGGAAAAGCGCGAGCACTGACTCGTGGGGCAGTGGACAGTTCGGTACAATTCCGAAGGGTTGGAGGCCTGCGGTCGTCACGCATGGCACGTGGTCGGGGCGTGATGGTGGCAGCCAGCGTGATTTCATTCTGGAAACGAATGGCAATTTCCGTTATGCCAATTGTGGCGCGGTGCAGAACAGCGGCACGTTCTCCGGGACGATGACCTACATTCTCGCCTGAATAGCTTTCCGTAACCCTTTCCGCGCCGAACACGAACTGGAAAGTGGATTACCGCACCGCCTTGGTCGGCAGGATGCTTCTAGTCGCATTCCACGCCAATCGCCTCAACACCGATTGGAACGCGGCGAAAGAGTGGGAGGTGTCACAGATTCTCAAACTCCCAGCCGGTTTGGAGGCGGCGTTCGAGGTACATTGCGCCGCAATATCCAATTCGAGCATCGGATTGCATGGCGTCGAAGTGCAGGTGGCGCAGCACACCATCGGCTTGCGTTCCTCGGGAAAGATGACAGTAAGCGCAAACGGGGGATGGGCCGAAGGCTGTATCACGGTGCCACTTGTCTAGGAGAACGTCACTCCACTAGGAATCGGCATGGAAAAACGCTGCATCAGAATGTTCTCCCTGCCAATTCCGCCAAGTAACGTAATACTGCCATCCGGATTCCAATTCGCTTGCTTGTTGTAGTGTGGATCCGCAAGACTTGATCCAACACATCCCAGTCCAATTGTGGCCGATGGACGTATCCCTGACTGATATAACCAGACCCTATAGTTCGAGATTTCGACGGTTGATTTGAAAGAGCTCAAATCGACATACAGCATGTTGCCCTTGACGGTAATCGTGTTGGATCCACCATATAGGGCGCCAACAAACGATCGTGTGTCCTGAAACTTAAAGGTAGCAGTGAGGGCTACGGAAAGCTATTAA